AGTAATAATATGTCCTCCGTTCGGATAAGATCTTTGTGGATCAAGTATTGCATCCGGATTATAGTAATAAATTCACCAGAATTGGATGCCTTAAACACCGGACCTGTCGTAAGATCACTCCATAACCAATAACCGGTGAACTTCTTTGGCACGAACACTACCTTACTACGCTGGCACTCCAAGCCAAAGGGCATATCTTCCGTGATACACTTTTCAATGTATTCAATAACCTCCTCCCTGCTGCCTTTGACCCATGATAAATAGACGCGTACGTTCATAATAAAAAAGACCGGTCGCTGATTCGTGGTCAACTCCCGGCCTTTTGGCTTATCAATAAACCGTTAATGTCCCACGAAAACAATAACGGGTCGGTTTCGAAAAAGAGGAAGGAGTAGAAACTCCTTCCGGAAAATTGTAATAGGCTTACGCCTTTAATACGATATGAATTTCTGGCTCTTGTGCCCTTAGGTTTTGGAACCGTAGATGAACGCATCGGGCCGCAGTATCGCCAGGTTCGCGCGGCACTCTACGCGGGCAGTGATTAAGTTCCGTTGAACGTTGTCGCTGTCCTGCTCGTAGAAGTTGATACTCATTCCTTCGGTCTGGATGATGGCTGCCTTGCTGAAGTCCCCTATCAGGACTTTGCCGGTGGCCATGTTGTTCTGTACGGTGAGGGGGATACCCTGGAACCGTACGTTGCCGTTTTCATCGATCATCACAGAACCCGGGATCGAGTAGTTCTGCGGCTTCGTCCGCAGGATCTCCGACCAAACGCGGGCCGTGGTGATGATGGCATTGGGGTCATAATCGTTACCGAGCAGGTTGGCAATCCAGTCGATAATATTTTCTGCATATACCCCGGTCGCTGCGGCAGTCGTATCGCCGAGTGCTCCGCTGGTCAGTATTGGCAGGAATATGCCCGATTCGGTACGCTTGTAGTCCTCCAAAAGCTCATTGGCGATGAAGTTTTGAAGGAAGGGCAGGTCCTGGGCCATCTGCTTGGCAAACCGCACGAAACCGGCGATGTACTCAGCGACTACCGTTTCTTCATCCAGGTTATAATCCAGTTGGTTTTTAGGATTGCCGTGCGTGGATTGGATGGCGAGCGATCCGTCGCCCACCGGCGTGCGCTGGCGGTAGAATTTCCAGATACCGGTTGCGCTGTTGATCACAGGCACCAGATCTCTGATGTTCACTTTCCGACGACCGCGGACTGCGGGGGTCAGATCATAGGTGGCCAAGGCGTTACCACTCAGGTTATTGGCCGCCGTCATGTTGGTGATGGCCTTGTGCTCTACCTGGATATTGATCGGGTTGCCCTTCTTGATGGATGAAATCTCCTTGAAATGCTCTTCCAGAGTATCAGAGATCACTTCTGCGGCTTTCTTTTCGATCTCACCGCCGGAACCCTTGAAGCGACCGCTACGGGCCTTCATTTCAAGGACCTGTTTACGGATTTCTTCCAGATCGGCGCCTTTCTTTGCCAGGTCTTCGTTCAGCTGCTTGACCTCTTCGGCGCTTTTCTTTTCCAAATCCGTCAACGCTTTTTGAGCCTCTGTATATTTTTGCTCGAAAAAGCTCTTTTGTTCCAAAAGGATCTTTTCGCCTGCTTCGCGATTATCCTTTATCGTTTTTTCGAGGCCCGTTACGGCCTCCAATACTTTGTCTTCATTCATGACATTGAGAGTTGAGAGTTAAGTAATATGAGTCGAGTGAGAATCTCGTTCGCATTACCCTCTGCGCTGACGGCCGGCTCATCCATGTCATGAGTGATCGCGGTATCGAATTGGGATACGATCTGCTGGGCCGTCTTCAATTCGGCCTGTATTTGTTGGATGCACTCATCTGACGCACGTGTGTTGCGACAGAAGCGCTCCATGTTGGCAATGTGACTTTTCAGGTCTGTCAAAGAACCATCAAGCGCCTTACGTCCCCACCGGAGATTGCTTTTAGCATCTCCGATCCAGGAGGACTGCTGCTGGATGAAATAGTTGATCCATGTGTATAAGTCTGAATCCGGGTCAAGGGTATCTGCTAAATCCAGCGCGGCCCTGACGTTACCGGATCCAGTGCGGATAATCTGCTGAAGGAAAGATTGCTCGGCATCGGTGAGCGTTTTAAGCTCCAACGCTGGGGAAAAGGATTTGGTCAGTTGAACAAGGCCGGCTTTATCATTGGCTGGCAGCTTTGTGAGAATGCTTGTCTCTACATGTTTTACTTCGAGAAGTTCCCGTACCTTCTGGCCCTTTACCTCGATCGGCTTCGACTTCATGGTGATATACCCATACGAAGCTTTGCGGGCAATGCCTTCGTCCATCATGATCAAAACGTCATTGCCCAGAGTGTGGTTTCCCATCTTCACCTCGGTATATCCAAATTCGCTATCCTCGGAAACACCGGTTACTCTGCCAGGCGCCTGCGTATCGTCATGATTAAAATAAAAGCTGATATCATTCTTGCTCTCTTCCCAACTCTTGGTGAACATCCCCTTCCGGCTGATGTCCTTTGCGCGGTCGATATTGTTATAGGCTGCGTGAGCAATAACCGCGGTGCGGCTGCCTTTGTCAACATCTTTTGTTTTGAGCGGGATAGATTTGTATTCCACGATCGAAAAAAGTTTTTCGACACGCGAAGCAAGAAATTCATTGACATAAAATTATCTCAATTTTTCAATTGAGATAGAAATACTCTATGTTTCTTGCAAAATTCATAGTTTATATCTATGCGGCAAGGTTGAGCTTATGCAGGATAGTAATGCCTCGAACTTTCTTCGGGATCAGTTTGCCGTTGATATCGCGGGAAGCGAAGTAACCCTGTGTACATCGGCAGTTACAAACTTCCTTAGCCGGTCCCGCCGGATCTCCAGGGAACATTAGGCCATTGCTATATGGCTGGTCCAGCGGAACGCGCTCCCCATCGACACCGGCATGTGAGTGGCTCCGCCTGGTGCGGCTGTCTTCGATAGCGATCCATTGTTTCTCCATCTCAAAGTCTTCGTTATCGGCAGCGGCCAGCTGGGTGATGTTCGTAGCCTTTACCGTTTCTGTCCGTACAATCAGCCGGGCCCGGAACTTGGTCATGTCCTCGTCCTCCAATTCCTTTACTGTCTGGTCAACCCCCCACCCTTCCCGCTGGGCGCGCTGAAGGACAGCCTCAATTTGATCGATGGTGGTCTGGCTGATCGGCACGACTACTTTCTGCAGCAGGAAGTCTTTGAGGTAGGTCAATACGTCTTCGACTACAGTCGTATTATCGCCAAACGACTTCATGGTGGGCTTATACTTTCGGAAGGCAATCTTTGCCGCAGTTCTGTATAGTTGGGTAATGACCGCGTCTATTTTCGTGTTTAGGTAGTCGCCGTTTATATTTCCCTGGGCGGCGGTGATCCCCTTGGTCCGTATAACGGCAATCGCCCCGTCGATCTGGTGACGGAGCGCTGCCTGCACAAGAGGGACAAAATGCTTGATCATCCGGTTCTGGATGATCTGCTGTTGTCGAATATAGTATTGCTTGGTGGGCATTATATCTGCTTTGCCTCGATCGCTTCGGTGATCTCCTGGTCGCTCTTACCCTGTTGGATATACAGCATGATAAGCATGACCAGGGCCTTACGCGCGTTTTCCTTGTTTCGGAGCTGCACCGGGCAATCCCGTTTTATCCCCTTTTTTGGGTCCGGCACCAGGTAGATCGGTACTTTGCGCTCCACCAGCTCCTTGATCATCATCTGATCCATCGGTAAATGAGTTATTGATATCTGTCATGGCGGCATCTTCCATCAGGACAAGGTTGTTGGGTATCCATCGTTCATCCATCAGCGGGTCATCGCTTTCTTCTTCGTTCATAGCTGCCAGGCGTTGGTTCGGGGTCAACCACCAGGCCCCGGCAAGCGATAGGATCATCTGACTGGCGTCATTCTGCAATTCCGGCAGCTGTGCGATATCCACGTCATGGGTATAGGTCTTCCCCAAACCAAAGGCCGGCAACAGCACCCTGTTCATTTCATCGCGAAGAGAGGCGGCCATTGGCAGTACAAGGCCAGTTACAAGATCCTTTCTTGCCTGCTGGATATTCTCGTAGGTAGCATTGGCCAGGAACATCATGGGATTGATACCGTAAAGATTACAGATGCGGATAAACACCGCTTCCTGCCCTTTGACCAGTTCCATGTCGACGGAGCTTTGTCCGACGTTGAAGTATCCCCACTTCCCCTGCAGGACGGCGACGGCCCCTTTTATATCCCGATTGTTGATCTTGCGACCGACAACGTTCTCCACCTGGCTCTTTTGGATCGGGTCCAAGTTGTCCATCGTCTCGTTGAAAAGAACACCTTTGGCGCCATCGTTCTGGTGCATGGCGACCGTCGCATCTGTAGCCGCATCGTCCTGAGTGACCAGCTTATTCCCGGCATTTAGCGAGCTAAAGCCGCGTAGGTGAACACGAGTATTAGCGTCAAAATTCGGATTGGGCTTTTTCCAGTGGACCACGTCATTCTTACGCATGAAGATCTTCTGCCCTGATACGTTGAAATAGTAGCCTACAATCCCCCACACATCTTCTGGGTCGGGTATGAGCTCTACGTACTGCGAAGGAATGACATACATTTCGAGGGGTGGCTGCTTGTCAGCCGTATCATCCTCCATGCCTTCAATATCTCCTCTGTTCAGGTAGATAAACGCTTCTCCGGCGATCATGTAGTACGTGCAGATCAGCTCATAGAAGCTATCCTGCCCCTGCCATTCGTTGGGTCTCGCCAGCAGTTCTCCGAACGGCGTGTCATCCAGCGTTGTCTCTTCGTATGCTTTTCGTTCCAGCATCTTCATGTCCCGCATGGTGAACTTACCTTGCTTAATGAATTGCCGGTAGGCTCGCATGGACTTCTTATCAGCTATCTCGTATACATAGCGGGGGACAGAACCGAATTTGCGGGCAACAAGGGAGATGATGGTATAGACCGTAGCGTTGGCGCTGTAGCCGCTCTGGATAAAGCGGAGAATATTTGGATCAGGATAGGTAGCCGGACCGCCGAAGAGGATCGGCTGTATCGAATTGCCCAAGTCTACGATGGTCTTCGACCCAAATAATCGGTTGGCAAAGCCAGTAGGCAGTATGCCTCGCAATGTGTTAACAAGAGCGCCGCCGATCAGCCGCGAACCTTTCATGGAAAGTGCATAAGGTGAATGAATAGATTATCTATGCACTCGAGCGAGAAATTCATTCACCGGGGCGCCATTAGCGCAGAGGGGTGCGGCATAAAAGTACAATTTTATTTCAAAATGCCGTCCACGTCATTTTTGGGATCAGTTCGAAGTACTCGCGCATCATCAGTGTATCGGCAAAGTCTGGTGACCGACCCAATAGTTCCTTCATATCTTCTTTCGGGATTACTCCCCGCTTGCCGTCGCTATCCATGTTTTTCTGTTTGATGACCTCTAACTCTTCGACGATCATCTGCCGGATTTCCGGATCGTCGCAGTCAATATAGACGCCGTTGTCATTGACACGCTTGGCGAACCGGAAATAGCACTGGGATTTAAGGTTATCGAAGTTTTCCTTTACCTGGTCACCTTTTTCGTTGCGGGGACTCTCTGGGGATGGCAGCGGGGTGCTGTTGTTGACAAAGCCTTTGCACTTATAAAAGTCAACGATTCCCCCACCAACGCCGTCCTCATCTACCAGCATATCACTTTTGC